AAACAATTTGCAGAAATTGTTGAGAATATCTATAGAGAAATAAATAAAGGAAAGATGTGATGACTACAGGTGTAGTACTTGATATCGAAACAGATAAGCTCGACGCTACCACTATACATTGTATCGTAGGTAAGGACATTAAGTCGGGTGAAGACTATACCTTTGTTCAAGAAGAATGTTATACCAAGTTTCCTAAGTGGTCTAAAGGTATAGATAAATTCTATATGCATAATGGTATCTCGTTTGATAGAAGAGTTATCAACGATCTTACCTACGCTACTATACCATTTGAAGGAGTAATAGATACATTAATCTTATCCCAGTTATTTAATCCTATTAGGGATAAGGGTCACTCTCTAGAAGCATGGGGTGAGAGGTTGGGATTTAATAAAGGAAAGAAACCGGAAGACTTCAGCCATTATTCAGATGATATGCTCTACTATTGCCAACGGGATGTGGATGTAACCAGAAAGCTTATATCCTATCTCGTTGGTGAAGGCTCTAACTTCTCTGATCAATCCATTAAGCTTGAACATAAGATCAGAGTCTTAATAGATCAACAAGAACGTAACGGCTTTTATCTTAAAGAAGATAAGATTATGTTGCTTATGAATAAGTTTGAAGATGAGGCTCAACAACTAGAGGAGAATTTACAAAGTGTGTTTCCTCCCACCATTATAGAATTAAAAACCAAGACAAAAGAAATACCATTTAATCCAGCCTCTCGCCAACAGATTGCTGAACGGTTAATGGCTAAAGGGTGGAAGCCTAAACAAAGAACTGAAAAAGGAAACATAATTGTCAGTGATGAGATCTTAGATACTCTAGATATACCGGAAGCTAAAATAATGTCTCGCTATCTATTATTAAAGAAACGGATCTCACAGATTAGACAGTGGATAAAATACGTTGATCCTGTAGGTAGAGTACATGGTGAGGTGATGACCTTACGTACTGTAACAGGTAGGATGGCCCACCATAAGCCTAATATGGCTCAAGTACCCTCTGTCCACTCACCCTATGGTACAGATTGCCGTGAGTGTTGGACAGTCTCTGATCCAGAGAATTATAGTTTAGTTGGTACTGATGCCTCTGGCTTAGAGATCAGAGCATTAGCCCACTATATGGGGGATAAAGATTATATAAAAGAAGTGATAGGAGGAGACATACACTCAGCCAACCAACAAATGACTAATTTAAAAACACGAGATCAAGCAAAGACATTTCTCTATGCATTAATCTATGGTGCTGGGGCTGCGAAGATCAGTAAAATAGTAGGTACAACCCTTAGTGAGGGGGAGAATTTAATAAAAACTTATATGACTAAAGTACCAGCCCTCAAGAAATTACGATCTCATGTCGATGATGCAGCTAAAACAAAGGTAATACGGGGGTTGGATGGTAGGCAGTTACATATCAGAAGCTACCATGCGGCCCTTAATACCCTCATACAAGGGGCTGGGGCGATCATATGTAAGCAATGGTTGGTTCAGATGATGCACCATGCCAAGGATTTGGATGTTCGTTTAGTAGCCTCTATCCACGATGAGTATCAATTTGAGGTACATAACAAAGATGTTAAAGAGTTCTGTGATATCACCAAGACAGCTATGAAGGAAGCTCAAGAGATACTCCATGTTAAATGTCCATTAGATAATCAATTTAAGGTTGGAGCAACCTGGGCTGACACACATTGAGGCAACCCAATGATCTTCTTGGGAGTGAGTTCTTCGAACTCCCTAGAAGATCATTAGTGATAAGGAGTGCATCAGATGGTACGAGATTTATTTTATAAGTATGTCGAAAGCATATCGAGTTCGCTATGCTCATGGGCATGGCGTAAGCGATGGGGCAATCGACAAAATGGAACAGGTTGGAAAAAAGAAAGGAGGTCTGCATATTTAAAAGCTATGGAAAAAAAGACTTGACAACATCACTATAATTTGTTATCCTGTGAATACTTCAACAACCCTATAAGGAGACTTAATATGAGTAAGATACTTTCAGGTACGGCTTATTGGGCATCTGTTATTAATCCCAACACACGGTTCGATGACGATGGAGTGTGGACTATTGATGTTGGTAATCTTGATGACCTCAATAAGAAGAAGGCTCAAAAGGATGGTTTGACCATCAAGAATAAGGGTGACGAAAAGGACGATTTCGTTACCATCAGGCGTAGAGTTCGTAATTCAAAGAGCGGTACTCTCAACCGTGCTCCCAACGTTGTGGATGCTGATAAGCGTCTGATTACGGATACTATGATTGGTAATGGCTCTAAGGTTAATGTATTATATGAGCCGTTTGAATGGAATTTCGGTGGAAAGTCTGGTGTTTCTGCCGATTTACGTGCGGTGCAGGTTACTGAGTTAGTGCCGTACTCAACCGAAGAGGACGATGCCTTTGATGTCGTTCCTGACGGTTATACTTCCGATGAGCTTGAAGACATTCCGTTTTCGGCTTAACCTTTAACCTGGAGAGGGAGGGTATATTTTCTGACGGTGATATACCCTCCCTATTTTTTATCATGAAGAAAATTGAAAAACTTATCCCCGATATTTATAACCTGTTTAAAGATGGTAAGGGTTGTAAATTAGATGATCAGCAAACAGGAGAGATAATCTCTCGTTGTGTAGATAATATCTATGAAGAGATTAATAAGGCTGTCACTGGAAAGAGTGAACAGGTTAAACGGTTACGTCTATCTAACGTAGGATATCCTGATCGTCAGTTATGGTACAGTTGTTCTGACCTAAAATCGGAACCTCTCAAGGATGCGGACCCTATTAAGTTCCTATATGGTCACCTTATTGAGGAATTAGTCCTATGTCTGTCCGAATTAGCTGGTCATACCGTGACTGACCGACAGAAAGAAACCACATTAGGAGGAATCAAAGGTCATATTGATGCTAAAGTAGACGGTGTTTTGGTTGACGTTAAATCAGCCTCGCACTTTTCTTTCAAGAAATTCAAAGACAAAAACCTGTACAGTGACGATCCGTTTGGTTATATAGATCAGCTATCTTCCTATAGCACAGCGGAAGAGGTAGACCGTTCAGGATTTTTAGTGATGAATAAAACCAGTGGTGAATTAACCTTTATGGAACTGGAAGAACTGGAAAGACCTGACACTACGGAGCGTATCAATTATCTCAAGTCTATGATTAAAAGTAAAACATTACCACCACGATGTTATCCTGATGTACCTGATGGTAAGTCAGGTAATTATAGATTAGGAACGAATTGTTTCTACTGTCGATATAAGCATACCTGTTGGTCTGATGCCAACGGTGGTAAGGGTTTACGAGCCTTTGAATATCAGAAGGGTATCGTATATCTAACACGGGTTGCAAAGGAACCTAATGTCAATGAAAAGGTCATCAGCTAAAGCTAAAGGACGTAAGCTACAGGATTGGGTTAGAAATAAACTAATTTATTACTTAACTCTAAGTCCAAAAGTAATAGATATAGAAGGACATATAAAGTGTGCTATAATGGGCGAGAGTGGTGCGGATGTTCAGTTGACTCCTAGTATTATACATCTGTTCCCATTCTCTATCGAATGTAAAAATCAAGAGAAGTTTTCAGGCATATATAATATTATAGATCAGGCAACCAATCACAGTCGGCATCCACCGATAGCGTTTATAAAAATGAATAGGAGGAAACCATTAGTTATACTAGAAGCTGACGTATTTCTGGACTCATGGTTTAAAGATGAAAGAGAAAATAATTGAACAATTAAAACAAGTATATGATCCAGAGATTAGTATCAATGTATATGATCTTGGTTTAATTTACGATATTAAAATCGATAAAGAAAATAAAAGTGTTGAGATAACCCATACACTTACCAGTGCATTCTGTGGCTTTGCTGATTTTATTGCAGAGGATATTAGACAGGCTGGTTACGTTGATGGGATTGAGGATGTAAAAGTTATCACTACGTTTGATCCACCATTTACTATGAACTTAGTACCTGATGATACCAAGGTAGCATTAGGATGGTGGGATTGATATGACTAAAATAAACTATCTAAGATTCTTATTTACTCTTGAAAAAAAACTACAAAAGAACCCACCTGAACAATGCTTGTTTATTGCAGTTATTTTACAAGCTATCCTAGATGCGAGTAGGACTCAAACCAAGGATGAATCAGAGGAGAGAACTTATGATAGAGATAGGGCCACTGGCTGGTTCTTCACCAGTGTAGGTGTGACATGTCAGGATTTTATGACGGTCTGCGATCACGCTGGCGTAGATTATTCCACAGCCAGAGCATTCACCAGCAACCTTTTACAATCGAACCACAAACCACAGATCAGGAACAGGATAAACATATTATTAAGAAAAGATCTACCGATCAAGATAACGTAAATTGTCCTTTACATTATAACCAAACTGATATAGAATGTATTGATGCAATCGAAGCAGCAACAGATGAGGGGTTTGCGTACTACCTACAAGGTAACATATTAAAATATTTATGGAGGTATAGATACAAAAATGGTATTGAAGATCTAAAGAAAGCTGAATGGTATCTGCAGAAATTGATTAAGATAATGGAGGAGGGATAAATGTACGGGCCACAAATACCAGTATGTGACGAGCTACACGCTAACAAATACAGATTACCTAATGAGAACTTTGAAGAATCAGTGAATAGAAATTCTGCAGCAATGTCAGACGATGATAATCATAGGGCAGATATTAAAGATATCTTTTTAAATCAACGATTTCTACCGGCAGGTAGAGTACAATCTGCGATGGGGAGTCCAAGAAATGTTACAGCATATAATTGTTTTGTATCTGGAACGATTGAAGACAGTATGGAATCTATTATGGAGCGAGCTACACAAGCAGCC